TGGCAATGTCGAGCGCTTCCACTGGCTTTTCATCCACACTGGATGCCCGGACAGTGCTGCGCTAAAGTGCTTCATTTCCACAGGAGTGACCTGCATGAAATTATTCGTAGGGGCGTTGGCTGTTGCGTTGTTGGCGGGGTGCGCGACATCCCCCACGCCGTCGAGCGAAGCAAAGCAGGCGCCGGCAAGCCAGTTGACTGCCTACCAGCAGAAGCCATCAGGATCGTTCGGAGTGCTCCAAGTAATCCGGGACTCGGGCCATACGGGTAGCTTGTGCTCAATGGCTGTATTTATTGAAGGTAGGCAGGTTGCTCGGCTTGATGCGGGGCAAAAAGGTTCGTTCTATCTTCCTCCTGGCGCTGTATCGGTGGGGGCTGCTTATACGGGATCCGGAATCTGCTCGATGGGCGCTGATCGGGTAGAGCGAGAGGCCACCGTCAAAGATGGTGCAGTGAAGAAATACAGAGTTTTCACCGGCGGTGATGGGCAGATAGACATTCTTCCCACAACGCTTTGAACATGACCGCCTCCGGGCGGTTTTTTATTGTCCGGAGAATGGCATGTGCTCAGCTATCACTTACACCCCGGCAACGACAGTAATGCTTTCAGGTTCGCTTGCTAAAAAGTTCTTCCGCAGCAGGCCATATCTCCTGGATGGAGGTTCTACTGGGGAGGTGTTCCGCGCGCTAAACGCAACGATCGAAGGATTCGCCGAAGAAATAAAGCGCCTTGAGCGTCTTGGATTGAAGTTCGCGATCTTTCGCAACCGTAAGAACGTCGGTATGGATGGATTCGATCTCGGCGGTACCAGAGAAATCCGCATTGTGCCGGTGATCGGGGGTAGCAAACGCGCCGGGGGCTTACAGACGATTATTGGCACGGTAATGATTGCCGCCGCTTACGTGCTGTCGTTCACACCATTTGCAGCAGCATCCCCTTTCTTGTACGCGGCCGGCACGGCCAGTGTTGCTGGTGGTGTGATTCAGATGCTCAGTCCGCAGCAGGGCGGCTTGTCGCAAAGCGCATCCCCTGAGAACTCGCCGTCCTATGCCTTCGGCTCAGCCAAAAACACCATAGCCAGCGGCAACCCGGTGCCAATCTGCATCGGTGAACGCCGGTGGGGCGGCATGATAATCAGCGCTAGTGTATATGCCGAAGATAAGGTATAAGGCGACTTTCTTACTAAGTGGCTCGCCTCATGACAGGGATCGTTCTAGATTTATCTACACTTGAATTTGATAGCGTACGTTTAAATTGGAGGGTTTTAGCTGTGTGCCCCCATAAAGATGTCACTCCATTAAATTTGCAGTATGTTGTTTTTTTAGTTGGGTGCAATATTAGAGCTGCTGCTGAGGTGTTGAGCGTCACCAGCTATCCCAATGATGCTGCAAGCAAATGGCTTATTGAGCTTTCTAAGTTTATAGATAGGCCGAATGTGGAGGGCTTGTCTGTTGTCGATAGCTATAGCTATAAATCAACATGGGTTCAAGCTGGGTATGAACAGAAGTTTTCTGAACTGTTTGAACGTAGTGAGAATGTACGGTCAGATGATGATCCGAAGTTGAATTTGTCGATTTCAGAGGCGGTTGAAGCTTTAAGTCTCAGATATGATGTTGATCGGAACAATATAAAGATAACTCTTCACAATTAAATCAAACCGCCTACGGGCGGTTTTTTTTCGCCTGGAGGAAAGCATGGGCGCAGCACAGAAGATCGACATCCACGGCGCGAAGGGCGGGGAGAGCAAACCAAAATCACCGACCGAGGCCAGCGATAGCCTGCGCTCGACCAACCTGGCCAAGCTGCTTATCGCCGTGGGCGAGGGCGAGTTCGACGAAGTCCCAACCGATTACGACATCTATCTGGACAACACCCCGATCCGGGACGCGAGCGGTAACTACAACTTCCCTAATGTGAAGTGGGACTGGCGCTCGGGCTCCGTCGACCAAACCTATATCCCTGGTATTCCATCGGTCGAAAACGAAACCACGCTCAACGTAGAGCTGCGCAGCGATTCGCCTTGGGTGCGATCGATCAGCAACATTCAGCTTTCAGCCGTTCGGGTGCGCTTCGCTTGGCCTGCGCTGCAACGCCAAGACGATGAAGGCAACATTGGTGGCTATCGTATTGATTACGCCATTGATGTGGCCACCGACGGCGGCGCCTATCAGCAGGTGCTGGTCGACGCTGTGGATGGCAAGACCACCACGCGGTACGAGCGCTCGCCGCGCATCAACTTGCCGGACGCCACCGTCGGCTGGCAGATCCGCGTCCGCCGCCTGACACCGAACCAGAACAGCAACAAGATCGCCGACACCATGCTGATCGCCGGTTACACCGAGGTGATCGACGCAAAGCTGCGGTACCCAAACACCGCGCTGCTCTACATCGAATTTGATGCCGAGCAGTTCACCAACATTCCAGCCGTCACCGTGAAGTGCCGTGCGCGCAGATGGCAGGTGCCGAGTAATTACGACCCGATCGCGCGGACCTACACCGGCACTTGGGACGGCTCAATGAAACAGGCTTGGACCAATACCCCGGCCTGGATCACGTACGGCGTTTGTACTGAAGACCGCTTCGGCCTGGGCAAGCGCATCAAGTCGTTCATGGTAGACAAGTGGGAGCTCTATCGGATTGCACAATATGCGGACCAGCTGGTGCCGAATGGCCTCGGCGGCGTAGAGCCTCGCTTCCTTTGCGACATGAACCTGCAGGGCAAGGCTGATGCCTGGTCGCTGCTGCGCGATATCGCCGGCATCTATCGTGGCATGACGTACTGGGCCCAGGGTCAGCTGGTGATGCAAGCGGACATGCCGCGCGCGCAGGACGTCGACTACGTTTTCACCCGGGCTAACGTCATCGACGGCAAGTTCTCCTACGGCAGCGCCTCGGCGAAGACCCGCTACACCCGGGCTCTGGTCAGCTACGACAACCCGGCAAACAACTACGACACCGACGTCATTCCATTCGCGGACCTGGACCTTCAGCGACGTATGGGCGACAAGCCTACCGAGCTGAGTGCCATTGGCTGCACCCGCGCGTCGGAAGCCCAGCGCCGCGGTAAGTGGGCGATCCTCAGTAACAATCAAGACCGTACCATTTCGTTCAAGACCGGCATGGAGGGGGTGATCCCGCTACCGGGCCACATCATCCCTGTGGCCGATTCGCTGCTGGCTGGGCGCGAGGTGGGCGGGCGTATCTCGGCAGTACTGGGGCGCAACATTACCTTGGACCGAGACACCCAAGCCAAGGCTGGCGATCGTTTGATCATCAACCTGCCAGGCGGTCGGGCCGAAGGGCGCACCGTGCAAAGCGTGAACGGCCGCACCGTGACCGTTACCACCAACTACAGCGAAGCACCACTGCCACAGCTGCAATGGGCACTTGATGCCGACGATCTGGCGATCCCGCTGTATCGCGTGTTGCGAACCAGGCGCACTGCTGAGGGCGACTTCGAAATCAGTGCTCTGCAGTACGACCCAAGCAAGTTTGCATTCATCGACACCGGCGCGCGCCTGGAGGAGCGGCCGATCAGTGTGATTCCGATCACCGTCGTTCCGCCGCCGGCCAGCGTCACCGTCACTTCGACCTCGGTTGTATCCCAGGGCATTTCCGTCGCTACCATGACCATCACCTGGCCACCGGTGAGCGGCGCAGTCGGTTACGACGTGGAGTGGCGCAAGGACAGCGGCAACTGGATCAAGCTGCAGCGCACCGGGATGACCAGTGTCGACGTGGTGGGGATCTACGCCGGCGCCTACGTGGCCCGCGTCCGGGCGGTGAGTGCTTTCGATATCTCGTCGATCTGGCGCAACTCGATCCTGACCAACCTGAAAGGCAAAGAGGGCCTGCCGCCGGCGCTCAGCTATCTGACGGCCACGCCGCTGCTGTTCGGTATCTACCTGAAGTGGGGCTTCCCGGCTGGCACAGAGGACACCCAGCGAACAGAGATTTGGCACGGCCCGACAACCAGTCTGGAGACCGCGACCAAGCTGACAGACCTGTCGTATCCGCAAAGCGATTTCTCGATGCTGGGCTTGCGCGCTGGGGTGACGTTCTACTTCTGGGGGCGCCTGGTGGATCGGATCGGCAACATCGGTCCGTGGTACCCGATTGGCATGGGCGTGCAAGGTCAGTCCAGCGCCGACGCCGCGGCCATTCTAGAGATGATTGCCGGCCAAATTGGCGAAACTGAATTGGGCCAGGACCTGCTGGACGAGATCAACAAAATCCCGGGCCTTCAGGATCAGATCGATGCGCTGGACGGACTGAAGGGCTACGACCCCGAGCTGCTTTACACCAAGGGGCAGTTGATCGTCGAGGGCGGTCACATCTATCAGGCAGTGCTGCCTGTTCCGGTCAATACGCCACCGCCAAACCTGACGTACTGGGCAGACGTGGGCGACCTTCTCGAAACAGCCAACGGTCTGGCCGAGCAGGTGGCTACTCATACCACGGAAATCAACGAGCTCGACGGTGTGGTCACTGCCCAGGCGACAGCGTTTCAGGCTCTGCGCGCTTCTTTCCGTGATGACGACGGGCAAGGCGACTTGGATGGCGCGCTGAAGGAGTGGGGGAGTACGGCGGCCATTGCCGCTGAGGAGAAGGTGAGGGCTTCTGAAAGCGAGGCAACAGCTCGCGAGCTGAAGACCTACGACGCGAAGATTACTTCTAATGCCGACAACATCACCCAAATCACCGCCAACGTTACTGACCTGACGGAAGTGGTGGTCACCAATCAATCCGCAACGGCAACGAAGATCGAGCAGTTGAATGTGACGGTCGGTGACAACACGGCCGCAATACAACAGACCTCAACCGCCTACGCGGACACCAGCGGCAAGCTCTCGACCATGTGGTCGGTGAAGATGCAGATCACCGCCGGGGGGCAGTACGTCGCAGCAGGCATCGGCTTGGGCATCGAGAACACTGGCGCCGGCCTGCAAAGCCAGTTCCTGGTGAGTGCCGATCGCTTCGCCATCGTTAACACCATCGCCGGTGGTGCCATCTCGGTTCCGTTTGCGGTGCAGGGTGGCCAAGTGTTCATGAACTCGGCGTTTATCGCGGACGGCACCATCACCAACGCCAAGATCGGCAGCTACATCAGCTCGACGAACTACATCGCCGGCCAACAGGGCTGGATTCTCAACAAGGACGGAACGCTGGAGATCAACGGCATCGTTCCCGGGCAGGGGCGGCTGGTGATCAACTCGCTGAACGTCTCTGTCTACGACGCCAACAACGTGTTGCGTGTCCGGCTCGGCTATCTGGGGTGAACTATGGCTTCGTTTGGCCTTCGTGTTTTTGATGAAAACGGTAGCCTATCCATGGACACCAACAGCTTCACCTACCAGGTGATCTGGCAGGGCGTGATCGACTTCAGTGGAGCCACGCCCAGCTACACGCTGAACATTCCGGGCTTCAACCCGGCCAACTGCGTGTTCATGATCATTCCGACAAGGGCGCAGGACGTGCAATCAGCAGAGACAGATGGGAGCGGAAACCAAAAGTCCTATCCGTTCGTGACCACTTCGATGGGGCAGGTCGTCGTCCTGAGAAAAAATCCGTCTGCAAGCGCTTCCACTATCGGCTCAGCGGTTGTCGCTAAAGGCTACGCGATCAGGTACTCGACATGAGCTTTGGATTTCAGAGCATCAACGACAATGCATTTGTTCAGATTGACGCCGAAGCCCCCAGACTTTGCATGCTCACCAAGGGGGCGTACTCAGTGACTACCAATGCGTCGGGGGTGTTTGCCAGAGCGATCACAAGCCAGGACCCGCCGCTAGTGTTCATTCGCCCGGATCAGGGGGCGATACAGGTTCCGATATCGGTGTGGTTCACCGGTGGGCCGGGAAACTGGACCGGGTTTACCATGAAGGCATCCAACGTCAACGCAACGTTAAGCGGCCAGTATTTCGCGGCCACCTGGTCGTCCATGGGCACGGCAGCCTATGGGCTGCGGTTGTGGGACCAAGACGCGGCGCTTGTCTACGACAGCGGCGCGCCCGCGGTGGTCGTGACCTTCGCCGCCGGCAACTGGACGTACCTCGGAACCGAGCAGTTGATCGTGGGCCGCCGGTATTTTTGGGGAGTTAACAAGGCGCTCGGTTCGGGCGAGTACGTCTCCCTCAACCCATTCACCATGAACTGCCATAACGATGGGACTGGGGGCGGTTGCGCGCTGGGTGTCGATTACGCCAACGGCCGCATCATGATGTACAGCCTCGCATTCACCGCCTGGACTGACCAAGGTCACCGTCCGTTCCTCTGCGCCAAATTACTGGCCTGACTTCTTTCGCTTCGCACAAATCTTTCTGGAGATACTCAATGCCCTGGTATAAATCAGGAACGGTCTCTGTCACCCAAAATTCCAATGCCGTGATCGGCACGGGTACTGCCTTCATTGCCAACAGCCGGGTCGGTGATGCGTTTCGCGGTCCGGACGGCGGATGGTATGAAGTTACCAACATTGCCAGTGATACGGCCATGTCGATCGCGCCACCGTACCTGGGCGTCACGAACGGTGCCGGCGTGTACGCACTGGCACCGATGCAGGGTTACGTCAAGGATTCAGCCGATGCGCTGCGCGCACTGGTCAATCAGTTCGGCGGCGTACTGGCTGTTCTCGGTAATGACCCAACGCAGACAGGCGTGCGTCAGGCGCTCAATCTTTCTACGGCTGACGGACTTGCAGAGGGGGCGACCAACAAATACCTGACCACCCCCCGCGTTCTTGCTGTGCCGTTGACCGGTATCGACCTGGTGACGACGGGTGCAATCGTTGCCACTGACACAATCATCAAGGCGTTTGGCAAGCTCCAGGCGAGCAAGGCGGACCTGGTAGGCGTGAGCAAGGTGGTTGCGATTGAGCAAGGTGGCACAGGCGCGGCCACAGCGGCCGGGGCGCGTGCCGTTCTTGGCGCCAGTGGCGGAAAGAACCTGCTGTTGAATCCAAAGTTCAGGATCAACCAGCGGCAATACGCATCAGGTGCGGCTGCAGCGGTTGGCCAGTACACCTTGGATCGTTGGCGAGTCGTCACCGCGGGGCAGTCTCTGACATTTGTCGCGGTTGGCGCAGGTAATCGAGTGACCTTCCCGGCTGGCGGTGGCGAGCAGGTCATCCTGGGTGAAAACATTCGCGGCGGTGTTCACAGCTTGTCGTGGGTTGGCACCGCCACAGCCAAAGTGAACGGGGTCGCGATCACCAATGGTGGGCAAACAGCCTCACTGCCAGCAGGAAGTAACGTCACGGTAACGTTTGCCGCCGGAACCGCTGAAGATGTGATGTTTGAACGCGGCGCTATTTCAACGACTTTCGAGGATCGCAATTACGATCTTGAGCTGTTCCTGTGCCAGTACTACGGGTATGCACTTTCTCCTAGCGTTGCTGGGCAGCCGGTCTGCTCGGTCACTTTTACTTACAGCAACTACCTGGCTATCGGGACATTAAAGTTTCCAAGAGCTATGAGGGTGAACCCTACGGCCAGTTTCTTGGCAGGTTCTCCGGCCTCTTTCACGGTTACCGGCGGTGGTGGCGGCGGAATCGCATTGGACAACTTACAGGTCGCTGCAATCGGTAAAGAGTCTTGCTTCCTTGGTGCCGCGATCTCCACCTCCTTTGTCATGGGCTATGGCACTTTGCTGACCTTCGGTTCATCTCCCAACCTATTCTTTTCGGCCGAGGTTTGAAATGTACAAATATTCAGACGACGTGATCCTTCGCTTGTCCGATAGTGCTTACATCCCAAAAGACCCAGAAAATCGCGACTACGCGGAATACCTGGCCTGGGTTGAGTCCGGAGGGATAACGCTTCCAGAGTTCACCGATGACGAGCTGGCCAGCCAAAAGCTACTGCTCGATGCCTCGATTGAAACTGCCTGGCGCGCGGCGGAGCTGTTGGTTATTGCGCGACAGATCGAAGCCATTGAGGAGGACGAGGCCGACGAGACGCCTCCTGATCTGCTGCTCGGCACGCGAAAGCAGTGGTTGAAGTATCGCGGCCAGGTCAGTAACTGGAATGAAGCCGCCGAGCTCTTCCCTGAATCAGGCGGCCGCCCGGCTCGGCCCGTTTAAACCATATGCAGCTGTAGGCCCGCCACTGAGCGGGATTTTTTTTGCCCGGAGAAAAGCAATGACTACAACCGATAATGACCGCGACATCCTTGCCCGAACACTGTGGGGTGAAGCCCGCGGCGAATCGCTGGCCGGCCAGATCGCCGTGGCCTGGACCATCCGCAACCGAGTGAATGACGGCAAGGCCAAGTCGTGGTGGGGCGAAGGCTACGCCGGCGTGTGCCAGAAGCCGTACCAGTTCAGCTGCTGGAACAGGAACGACTCAAACTACGTTTACCTGAGCGGTGCAAAGCCGATTCCGTTTCGCGAGTTCGCTCAGGCACAGATCGCTGCTGACCAGGTGCTGGCTGGCAAGGTGCCGGATCCCACCGGCGGCGCCACGCATTACTACGCGACGACCATGCCGAAGCTGCCGGTTTGGGCGGCGAAGGCCAAGCAGACACTTAAGCTCGGCCATCACATATTTTTTAAAGACGTGCCATGAGCACGCCAAACCTTTGGCTCAAAAACCTAAGCGGCGCACGATCGGTGCCTCATCGTCGAACCCGATGCGCATATCTCGCACGAGCCATCGAGCATTCTCTTCGTCGGTCGAGCTTAAGTTCAGTGGATCGGAAACCTGCTCAGCAGCGACCAGGGAAAGGATGGCGATCCTGATTCGAGAAATTGGGTGGTCGCCTAAGGATTTTAGAATTTCCCTTCCGATGTTGACCTTCAATTTTTCGGCATTGGGGGTCGTCTTGATTTCATCTTTCAGCCATTGTTGGACACGGCTAATTTCGTTTGTCACATCTACTGGGTAGTGCATGATCATCTCCTTGAAAACGGAGATGATAGCCTTTTGATGTCATAAAACAATCACAAATGAAATACAGCCTGCATCGCCGCAAACCTTTGTTTTGTAGGGTGCTCAGGAGGCGAGTCGGCCTGAGTGCGGCAAGCAAACGCTGAAACTCGCGCACCTCTTATTGAGGGATGAGATCAATCCGGAGTCATGAGAACCGCGAGCGTCAGCTTGATGAACTCTTCGTTCTTTTCGATGGTGTCCAGGGCGCCGCGCACGTTGTCAGCGACGTCAGCCGAGCCGCGCGCCTCGACCCAATTGGAAAGCTCCAGGATGGCGGCTTCCAGGGCGAGTTGGTTCTCGTTGATCTTGAACAGTAGGGAGGGGAGCAGGTCTGAATTTGGCAAGGCGATTCCTCTGTGTGGTTGGGAAAAGCGTAGCAGTCAAAAAAAGGATTGGTGTTCGGTCGGCAGGACGCCGGGGGAGGGTGCGTGACTTTTGCGTGGAGTCTACTGCAATCACATGCGCGCTTAGAGATATGCAGGATCGGCATACCTTTTGTTTTTATCACCTCGCGCTGAGTGCTTTTTTATGAACTTAAATCAGAGGTTTTCCCGGACCGCAATCTTTTGCAGGTATGCGGAAACATTGGGCTGCATGGCATCCTTCCGAGCCTGATTGCGGACCGAAAAACCTATTGAAAGGCGCAGCCTGATTGATTTTCCCTTGGGACTTAAAATCCCCCGCTCGTAAGGGCGTGCCGGTTCGATTCCGGCTTCGGCACCATGAATATCAAGGGCTTGCGCTTAACGGCGTAGGCCTTTTTCGTTTCTGATTGGTTTTTGTCCGGGTTGTTCTTCGTGTGCCACTCAACGGCTGCTGGCCAATGGTTGGCTACCCAG